CACAGGCAAAGATTCCTTTTGCACCAAAACTATTTGTCAAGTCAAAGAAATCGCACGATGAATATCTTTCTGTCTTTGGTGACAACCTTGAACCTATTCAGTTCACGGATATCAATGACGCAAAAGAATTCATTAGCAAATACAGCGATGTAGAAAATTTTGAGATTTTTGGCAACAAGAATTTTGCCTATCAGTATATCACCGAAAACTACTCAGGTGAAATACAGTTTGATATTTCCAATATTCGTATCTACTCAATCGACATTGAGACATCTTCAGAACACGGATTCCCGAATGTAAACAATCCCATCGAATCTGTTCTTCTCATAAGTATACAAAACTCAGTCACTAAAGAGATCATAACATTCGGATGTGGTGATTATGTGGGCAACAAACCCAACCACATCTATGCAAAGTGCAAGGATGAGTATGATCTATTGAGTAAGTTTTTGCTATTTTGGCAAAAGGATTACCCAAATATTTTGACGGGTTGGAATATCGATACCTTTGACGTTCCTTATCTTATTCGTCGAATGGAAAAGGTCCTTGGTGTTGAGATGACACGCCGTCTATCACCATGGAATGTGATTAATGACAAATCCTTTGAGAGGGCAGGAAAGGAAATCCTTGCGTTTGATATTCTTGGTGTTGCTATTCTTGATTACATTGATTTGTATAAAAAATTTACCTATTCAGCACAAGAGTCCTACAAACTCGACTATATCGCAAAGGTTGAACTAGGCAAACAGAAACTTGAGAATCCTTACGATACGTTTCGAGAGTTCTACACAAATGACTGGCAAATGTTTGTTGATTACAACGTAATCGATACCGAACTGGTCGACCAGCTTGAAGATAAGATGCGACTAGTTGAACTCATCATTACGATGGCGTATGATGCAAAGTGTAACTATGCAGATGTATTTTCGGCTGTTCGTACTTGGGATTGTATCATTTACAATCACTTGTGGAACAAGAAAGTTATCGTTCATCAACGAGACGAATCGCGCCGCGGCAGACAAATCATTGGCGCCTTTGTCAAAGAACCTGTCCCGGGCAAATATGATTGGGTTGTGTCTTTTGATGCAACTTCACTGTATCCTTCAATCATTATGCAATACAACATGTCTCCTGAGACAATGATTCCCAACCATTCATATGACACAACCATTGAAGGTATGGTCAATCATGTTTTCGATATTTCAAACGAGACAGTTGATGTTGATCTAACAATGGCAGCAAATGGATACTTTTACAAACGAGATCGTCAAGGCATGTTTCCTGAGATCGTTCAAAAGTTATTTGATGACCGTCAACGATATAAGAAGTTGATGATTGCAGCACAAAAGCAATACGAAGAAACAAAAGACAAAAAGTATCAGAAAGAAATTTCTAAGTTCAACAACTTTCAGATGGCAAGAAAGATTCAGTTGAATTCATTGTTCGGTGCATGGGGTAACGAATATTTTAGGTTTTACGATGATCGAATTGCTGAAGGTATTACAATTACAGGACAATACATCATTCAACGAGTTGGAATTGCATTGAATGAATACTTAAATAAAATTTGTGGGACTGAGAAGTTTGATTATGCATTCTATAGTGACACTGATAGCTGTTATATTACTCTTGATCCTCTTGTAAGGAAATTCTATGCTGGGCAACCGAAGGACAAGATCATTGAGATCCTCGATAAAATTTGCGAAGACAAGATTGTTAAAGTTATTAACAAAGCATGTGATGGTATCGGTGATTATACAAACGCATTCCAAAGGAAAATTATATTCAAGCGCGAGGCAATCAGTGACCGCGGGATCTGGGTTGCTAAGAAAAGGTATGCGCTAAACGTTTATGATAATGAAGGTGTGCGATATAAAGATCCTAAACTAAAAGTAATGGGATTAGAGATTGTCAAGTCATCAACACCAGAACCTGTTCGTGAATCCTTGCGCGAAGCAGTTCGTCTTGCCCTCACATCAACAGAGGGGGAGCTACACAAATTCATCGATGACACAGAAAGTAAATTCAAAACTCTTAAACCACATGAGATTGCCTTTCCTCGAGGTGTAAAGGGTTTGGCAAAATATTCAGACAATGCCAACATTTACAAAAGTGCAACACCAATGCATGTGCGAGGAAGTTTGTTGTATAACTTTCATGTTAAAAAGAAAAATCTTGAAAAGAAATTTGAACTAATCCAAGAAGGCGAGAAGATCAAGTTCCTATACCTTGTTGAACCCAATCCTATCTCAGAGAACTGCATTGCCTTCATTGGACAGTTGCCTGATGAATTGGGATTGACAAAATTTGTTGACTATAATACAATGTTCGAGAAGTCATTTATTGAACCACTTAATGCAATCATTGAAGGTATGGGATGGAGTGCAAAACCACAAGCATCCCTGGCAAGTTTATTTGATTAAAGGAAACCTATGTCACTTCTAGAAAAACTTAAAAAGAATAGCACCATCAAAGAAACTGCTACTCTGTCTGAATCAAAATTTTTCAATAAGAAAGATATGATTCAGACACCTGTGCCTATTCTAAACGTAGCTTTGTCGGGTAGTTTGACGGGAGGCCTTACTCCTGGATTGACTGTCTTTGCAGGCCCGTCAAAACATTTTAAAACCGCATTTGCTCTCATGCTGGCAAAATCATATTTGGATAAGTACGATGATAGTGTTGTTCTATTTTACGATTCTGAGTTCGGTAGTCCTCAATCTTATTTCGATAGTTTTGGTATTGACACTAATCGAGTCGTCCACACACCCATCACCGACATTGAGCAGCTTAAACATGACGCTATGGCTCAGCTTAGCAACATTGGTCGGGGCGACCATATCATCATTATTGTTGACTCTGTAGGTAACCTTGCTTCGAAAAAAGAAGTCGAAGATGCGCTTGAAGGCAAGTCAGTTGCGGATATGAGTCGCGCAAAACAAATGAAATCTTTGTTTAGAATGATTACACCTCACCTTACCATTAAGGATATTCCGATGGTTGTTGTCAATCATACTTACAAAGAGATTGGGTTGTATCCGAAAGATGTTGTGTCAGGAGGTACAGGTGTTTACTATTCGGCTGATAACATTTTTATCATTGGTCGTCAACAAGAGAAAGACGGCACTGATTTGACAGGATACAACTTTATCATCAATGTTGAAAAGTCGCGTTACGTGCGCGAGAAATCAAAACTCCCTGTTGAAGTATCATTTGAAGGCGGTATTAGTAAGTGGTCGGGATTGCTTGATGTTGCACTTGACGGAGGATTTGTAGTAAAACCTTCTAACGGATGGTATTCACGTGCAGGAGAAGATAAAAAATATCGCCTTGCCGATACAAACAATAAAGACTTCTGGTTGCCTATTCTAACGAGTAAACAATTTAGCGACTTTGTTGAGAACAAATACCGCGTATCAGCAAATAGTATTATGTCGGATATGTCTACTCATGACATTGAGGAGGAGTATGGAAATGCAAATTAAAGAAATGTACCTGCCGTGGGCAGTTGATGGGAAGTGGGGTATTGAAATTGCTGATGGGAAGTTTAAAGATACAGTCATTCAAATCGAAAACATTGAATTTAAAGACAAGGATTCAGAAGAACTGTTAGTCGATTATCATATGGTTAATTTGGCTGAAGGTTTGTTAGAAAAAGATTATAAAACAAATGAATTTTTTGAACTGATGCAATTGATTATTTCTGATATAATTGCAGAAGCTGTTCAATTGCATAAAGAGGAAAAATGACAATAGAAAATACTATCCTTAGCAATCTCATGTACAATGATGAGTACATGAGAAAGGTATTTCCCTTTCTTAAACAAGAATACTTCAGTGAAGTAAACACTAAGATAGTTTATAAACATATTTCAGATTTTATCAACACTTACAACACGCTCCCTTCGCGTGAAGCGTTGCAAATTGCTTTTCATAATGATAAAGACATTCCTGAAGATACCTTTTCAGAAGTTATGGCGATTGTTGATTCCTTCGTAAAGGAAGAAACAAATATTGACTGGGTGGTCAATGAAACAGAAAAGTATTGCAAAGATCGAGCAGTGTACAATGCAATCGTAACATCAATTAGTATTCTTGATGGTCGAGATAAAATTCATTCGAAGGATGGTATTCCGACACTGTTGCAAGAAGCATTAGGGGTGTGCTTCGATACATCTGTTGGTCATGACTATATTGATGATGCTCTT